AAAGCCCGTCATATCAAGCATTTGAGCTTGTGTGACAGGCTTTTTTTGTGTATAGGGGGCAAATAAGGGGCAAACTATAAAGAATCAAGCAAGTCCAGGATATTATCATCCATCTTTTTAGTAACATGTGTATAGATTTTATTGGTTGTTCGAGAGTCGGAGTGACCAACTCTTGCCATGATTGCTTTTAGAGGTACATTGTTTTCTGCTAGTCTACTAACAAGAGTATGTCTGAATATATGTGAAGTCAGATGTTTATCTATTGGATTTTTTAAACGTTTATTCGCTTTCTGGATTGCTAAGTTGAAAGAATTATTTTGGATTGGTATACCGTTTTTGGTAACAAAGATAAATCCAAGATCATTGAATGTTTTTCGAGTATTTTTAGAAAGTTCATTTATTGAGATAAACTCTTTTAAAATTTCAATCTCTCTCTTTGATAAAGAAACAGTTCTGAAGCTTGCAGCAGTTTTAGTAGTTGTTTTAAATCCTTTTGAATACCCTACTGTTTTATCCAGAGTTCCATGTATTTTTACTGTCTTATTATCAAAATCAATATTTTCTTGTTTAATGGCAATAGCTTCACCAATTCGACAACCATTGTATGCCATGAATTCAGCAAGCAACCCTAATCTATATGTATTCTTTGTTCTGTATAATTCCTCTAGTAATCTTTTTAACTCTTCCTCTTCTAAAAATTTCTTTTCTGTTTTTTCTAATTCTTCAATTGTCTTTATTTGTTTTGGAAGTTTTGCTCTTCTTGCAGGGTTGTCTTTGATGTATTCAAGATTAACTGCATAATCAAGTGATAGATTTAAAATCATTTTATAGCGCTCTAGTTTTGAACGAGAAATATCTAGATCATTTAAGAACCGCTGGATATATTTAGTGTCTATATTCTTAACTTTAATTTCTGTATCGAACGCTTCTTTAAAATCATTCACGCTACTAGTGAGAGAGCTGATAGAACTACCTTTGATTTCTTTCTGGTAAAATGTCCACCACTCATCTAAAACGTGTTGATAAGTCACATCTGTTGATTGTAAATTTTGTAAAGTTTCTTCTATGCGTTCATCTAGTAATTTCTGAGCTTCTTTCTTTGCTCTTGATGATCCAGAGGCAAGAGTTACAGATACCCTCTTCCATTTTTCAGTATATGGGTCTTTATATCGTTCAAAAAATTTATACTTACCGTTTGGTAATTCTTCTATCCACATTGATTTTTCCCCTTTATTTTGTTAAAATGGGTATAAGAAAACGACCTTTTGAATGGTTATTTCCTATACAGTACACCCCACATTCTAGCTTGCAGGCGAGTGTGGGGATTTTTTTAATTACTTCAACAACGAAAAAATAAAGTGTAGAAGTGGTATCAATACAAATAGTGACATAATCAGACACCCGATTCCTCCAATGACACCCCCGCATCCTTGTAGTGCTTGGCCGCAACCTTGCAAAGTGTCTCCGGTTTGGGTAAATTTACTATTTTCTACATGACTTTCAAATGAATGAAAAATCGATTTTATTTCATCCGGATTATATCTCGTTCCACATTTTAGACAGCGATCGGTATGATAGGTTAATAAGAACGTTTCGTTGCAATGTGGACAAGTATACTTTAATTTCGTATTTTCTAAATCCATCTCAATTCTCCTTTCTTAATTTAATAACGCTTGATATTCTTCCTATACAGTACATCCTCATACTCAGAATCGCCAAACTTTGTGAGTGTGGGGTTTTTTTAGTTTGATAAAAAAATTAAAATGGCAATTCTTCGTCAATATCTTTTTCTAAATTCCAATTTTTTAGCAACCCTTGAAAATAGTAGCTTGATTTTCCACCACAATCAGGACAGTATCTAGCAAAACCAGGCAAAGTTTTTCCACAGCCTTGTGTTTCCTTATAAAGCTCAAACGTAGGGTACGGCGAGAAAGAGTTTTCGTCAAAAGGCCCGGAGCCTATACATATATTTCTAAGATAAGTTGCACATATAGAACAGAACTTATCAGAACTATCAATATCTTCATTTTCGCAGCGAGGGCAACTAAAGGGGAAGTTATTTTCATCTAATTCGATTGATGAGTATTTCATATAATCTCCTTTTGTTTTTATGTGTATTGTTTCCTGAATGGATAATTTTGTCGGTGCAGCGTCCCCGCAGAAAGGGCAGTAGCTAATAGATTTTTTTGAAAATATGGCGTTGCAAACACTGCATTGATGGGCATGTTTTAACCTTTTACGCAAATTTAAAAAATGCATTTCATCAATGTCATCGCTCAATAGTTTAGTGTAGTATTTGTCGGAGCTTAAACATCCTATCCGCGTCTGTTTGGCCTCAAAACCAATTCCAAAATATTCTCGGTATACTTCTTGCGGAATAAGATCCGCAATAGGGGCTGGTGAGATTAGATTTCTAGCAAAACAATTAGCCTCCCTTTCAAGAACACTGTATTTTTTTTCAGTGAGGTTGCTCCCTCTATAACGAAGTACGGTTTCGTCAAAATCTTCTAGGTGTAATAACACGTAATGCCCCAGCTCATGTGCTAAGCTAAACCTAATCATATACTCGGGCTTGGTATCGTTATAGGCTATTGCATATTTCCCGGTATTGTCACGAAAAATATAGGCTAAATCTGTTTGATATTCTTTACAAACCTCTTCTACTGTAATACCGACTTTTTTCGCTACTGTAGAATATTTTTTGAGTTTTATTCCTTCGGACTTTATCAATGTTTTTATATCAACAGGAAAATTTAAAACATTAAAGTAAGTAAAAGTAGTAAGAGCCATTTGCGTAGCAAATTTATATCGTGGAGAAGAGGGAATTTCCAATTAATCATCCTCCTCATCATCTTCGAACATAGCTGCAATAATCTTGTCATAGTATTTTTGTTTTTCAGGGCTAGAGCTGTCATACTTCCGAGCAATAGCTCGACCTTTGGCACTGAAAATTTCATTTGAATCACTAGCTATAGCTGGGTTGTCTGTCCTACCCAGTAAGTAGTCGGTGGAGACGTTAAAATAGTCTGCGATTTTTGAAACTCGTTCAATATTTGGCGTAGACTTTTTCATATTATAAATTGTATTTCTGCTAAAACCTAATTTTTCTTCTAGTATATTTAGAGAAATACCCTGTTTGTCAGCCAATTCTTTTATTTTTTCAAATGTGAAAAACATTGATTTATCAACCTTTCTAAGGCATGACAAAAAATATTTAATAAATTTATTACAAAACTGTTGACAATTTCTAATAAATTTACTACAATACTATTTGTAAGCTAAGAAGTTAGCGAATAGACGAACTAAAAATAAAAACCTAAAAACTGATTGGCGTCCGTTTTCTCTAGGTGTAACTTGCTATTTAGTAAGTCTTTTCTCTATGCTTTGATTTTAATAAATTTATTTATCATTGTCAAGAAATTCGCTAACTTTTTAGATAATTTTTTAAAAAGGAGGGCAGAAATGAGCCAACAACATCAAAAATGGATTCAATTAGTCAAAGATAAATTGAGTTCTGAAGGTATGACACAGACGCACCTTGCTCGTGCTTGTGGGGTGAGGAAGCCTACCATTTCCGAATTGTTGAAATACGGTAAAGGTAGTGACAAATTAAAAAACCGAGTTTGCGATGTCTTAGGTATTGACGAAACTTGGGTTGATTAGAAAGGAATAACATGGAATTAACTATTATTAACGAGCAGGAAGTTCTCGGTAAACACTTCACGGTATACGGTACAGCAGATGAACCTCTTTTTCTAGCAAAAGATGTGGCAGAGTGGATTGAATATGATTTGTCTAGTGTAAATAAAATGCTGGATAAAATCGATGAAGATGAGAAGCTGGTCGGAACATTATTCCGTTCAGGTCAAAACAGAGAGGTATGGTTCTTAACAGAGAACGGTCTCTATGAAGTTCTTATGCAATCTCGTAAGCCACTGGCTAAAGAGTTCAAAAAGAAAGTCAAAGAAATCTTGAAATCAATTCGTAAGCATGGTTTGTATGCTATTGATGATCTGCTTAATAATCCAGACATGGCAATCGCAGCACTTCAAAAACTCAAGGAAGAACGTCAATTACGTTTACAAGCACAAGAAGAAATTGCTCAAAAAAACCAAATCATTCAAGAACTACAACCTAAAGCATCTTATTATGATTTGGTATTACAAAACAAATCTCTAGTGGCAATTTCTGTAATTGCAAAAGATTATGGAATGAGCGCTACAAAATTGAATAAAATCTTGCATGAACTTAAAGTGCAGTACAAGCAAGGTAGCACTTGGCTTTTGTATCAGAAGTACGCTAGTAAAGGTTATACTCAATCAAAAACTCACACAATCGATGCAGATTATAGCAAGATGCATACTTACTGGACTCAAAAAGGACGTTTGTTCCTTTACGATTTACTTAAAAATAAAAAAGGAATTTTGCCACTGATTGAGCAAAAAGATGTGGCTTAATTCAAAAAAAGCACCTAACAAAGTCAGGCGCTTACTAAAATAACTAACTGAATTATATCACAAAAAGAAAGGAAAATCCATGCCTAAAGCAGAAATTACTTACAAGCCAGTTGGAATAAATGAAAAAGCGACTCATGGAGATTATACACATCTTTGTCAGATGTGGGAAGGTCTCACAGTTGGAACTGCTAAAATCTGGGCAACTGAGATGCGAGAACACCCAGATTTTAAACAATTTATTGATAATCCAACACATAAAATTGTATTTATCAACTATGAAGGTTTCCGATTATTCGTTAAATGGAAAAGCAGAAATCGATATCGTACTAAAAAAGAAACACTAACAGAAATGTTGGAAAACTTGAAAAAAGAAAAACAATTCGGAGTTTTAACATGAAACTACTAGATAAACTTACAAAATGGTTTTTTAAAACAGCAATCGAAGTCAATCAAGACTGGCGATTAGTCGCATTAGACTTGAACCGTGAATTGATTGAAGCTAGGGAAGAAAACAGAATACTTTATCAGCGCATCGCTGACTTAGAAAAATTATTAGGAGTTTAACATGAAATACTTTATACCAAAAATTGACATTGAATGTGAAAGTTTTGAAGAAACTGCAACATCATTTTATATATACCCAAGACATGAATACCACTTTAAAAATGGTTTTGGCGCAAGTGTTGTTCACAATCCTTATTCATATGGTTTAGAGTTAGCAGTATTAAAACATAACAACGAAACTGAAGAATGGAATCTTACCTATGATACAAAAATTACAGATGATGTAGCCGGTTATATCAGCGGTAAAGAAGAATTAGAAAAACTTTTAACAGAGATTTCACAATTAGAAAAGGAAAAATAGCATGACAGAACCAACTTTGGCAAGCCAATTCCTTGGAATTGCAACAATTATGACTTGCTTATTCATTACTTTGCTATTGATTGCAAATAGCGAGCAGAAAGCAAGACGACAAAAAGAAGAACAAGAAAAACTAGAGAAAGCAATTATTGACGTTTATCAGCAAGGGCGAAATCAATTCAATAACATCGCACGTATGAACATTCGTAACTGTGACCGCAAGTTCACTTACGATACACAAAAACCAGAAGGTCTACGTGAAGAGATGCTTGCTCTACCATATCCAAAGGGGTGATTGCATGAGCCTATATATCTGGAAGTGTGGATGTCGTGATTGTGGAAACACATTCGAGTATGTCGATAGTTATCCAATTATTGAATGTCCTAAATGTGGCAGCGTAGATTTGAAGAATGAATTTAAAGGAAGGGAGTATGACTGGTGAGATTTTACGTTAACTCAAAGTATGAATTGGTATGCGCTCCAGATTATTCAGATAAGTTTGGAGACAAAACAGTCAGTTCATTGATGATCAATACTTGTTCATTTACTAGACAGATTGAAGAAGATATCAATCTAGCAGTAGAAGAAGTATTAAAACGGTATGAATACAAAGTACCAAAAGAACTTGTAAAAGAATTGTTGGAAGAACAAAAAAGGCAAGTTCGAGCAAGCTATGACACAAGTTCGGCATTAACGGAGGTATTTGAGAATGAAAATCACTAAAGCAACAGAAATTACAAACAATGATGCCTGTTACCTGATTTATGGGAATCCAGGCTTTGGGAAAACAACTGCAATTTCATTCATTCCAGGGAAGACATTGGTTATCAATATTGATAAGTCAGCAAAAGTCTTAGCGGGTAATCCTAACATTGACATTGCAGATGTTGACACGCATAAGATTTGGGATGAATGGTTATCGGTGGTTAAAGGACTACTGAATGGGGCAGGGAAACCATATGACACAATCGTGGTTGATAATGTTTCTGAATTATTCAGAGCTTGCCTTGCCAATCTAGGACGAGATGGGAAAAACCATCGAGTACCAACGCAAGCAGATTACCAAAGGGTTGACTTCACTATCTTAGATAGTTTACGAGCACTTTTGCAGTTAAACAAACGGATTGTATTTACTGCATGGGAAACATCAGATCAATGGTCAGACGAGAATGGCATGATTTACAACAGGGCCATGCCAGACATTCGGAATAAAATCCTGAATAACTTTCTTGGTTTGACCGATGTGGTTGCTCGTCTAGTTAAGAAGACAACAGATGACGGTGAGGAAGTCCGTGGGTTTATCCTACAACCTTCTGCAAGCGTATATGCTAAGAACCGTCTTGATGATAGGAAGGGGTGTAAGGTAGATGAGCTTTTTGCTCAGGGATTACCAGAAGGAACTGATAATTGACATTATCAAATCCATGAAGGCAGGCAGTCGTAAAATCATGGTACAGTCACCACCACGTTCAGGAAAAACAGTCGTGATGTCTTTCATAGCTAAAAATGCAACTGATAAAAATAAAAAGGTTCTATTTTTTAGTCATAGAAAAGAAATCAATGAACAAGTCCACGAAACATTTAATCGTGGCGGAGTTAATCTCGATAAGGTTATTATCGGAACGGTTGGAAGTATTGTACGTAGATTGAATAAACTGCCTGAGGTAGATGTAATCCTTGTAGATGAAGCTCACCACATTAAAGCAAAACAATATCAAACAATTTTAAATCACTTCACAAATGCAACTCAATTATTCTTCACAGGAACTCCAATCCGATTGGATGGCTCTGGGTTTCATGATCTAGCAGATGATTTAGTCGTAGGAAAGTCAATCCGTTGGTTACAAGAACATGGAAACATATCTGAATTTGATTACTATTCAGTAAACTTACTGGATATGGCTAAACTTAAAAAACGCTCTGGGGAATTTACCAACCACTCAGTCGATGAAGCACTTGATTTTAAAACAGAATACGGTGATTATATCGACCACTACGAACGATTGGCGAAAGGAAAACAAGCCATTGTATATACCCATAGCGTAGAATACGCTGAGAGGGTTTCTAAGCGATTTTCTGAGCATGGCTATCAATCAGGTGTAGTCAGTGGAAAAACCTCACAGAACGAACGTGAGAGCCTTATGCAAGCATTTAGGGATGGTAAGTTGACTATTATGGTTAATGTCAATCTTTTTACAGAAGGTATTGACCTACCAAACGTAGATGTTTGTATCATGTTACGACCAACTGCATCACTATCATTATATCTTCAATTTGCTATGAGGGCATTAAATCCAAGAGAAGGCAAACGTGCAATTTTAATTGATCACGTAGGTAACCATATTAGACATGGTCTACCAAACGATGATAGGGATTGGACACTTGGTGGTGCAAAGAAGACTAAGAAAACATCTGAGAGGTCAACAGTAACTTGTGAGGAGTGTTTCGCAACGTTTTGGAGAGACCAATTAGAAGATGGTTGTTGTCCTTATTGTAATGCGGAAGTGATTAAGAAGAAAACGATTGAGGATATTGAACGTGAGAAATCAGATGTTCAATTAGAAAAAATCAATCAAGGAATGGAATTTATTACCATTCAAGGCGAAAGAATAGAGGTCAAAAAAGAAGAAGCGATTGTGTATCGTCGTGTAATGACCTATGGTAAAAGATACACAAGATGTAAGAACTTATCGGAACTTAAAGCGTTCCGTATACTCAATGGCTACAAACCAGGTTGGATGTGGCACAAACAAAAAGAATTAAATTTATGGAGATAATAAACATGGCACTTTTTTCAGTAAATTATGAAGCAGCAGAACAATTCTCATCTATCGAAGATGGAACATATGAAGTAGTAGTCGTTCAAGCAGAACAGTCAGCAAGTCAAAGTGGAACAGATTACTTAGACATTCGTTTAAAAATTCGTGACGACTTCCAACAGAAATTCCGTAACAACCTAATCTTTGATAAAGTATGGATCAATAAACAAACTCTTCAATATCCAGAGTGGGCTTTGCAACGATATTCTAAAGCAGTTAAAATCCCAGAAGGGGTTGAAGTAAATACAATTGAACAATTCTTAGGTCTTATCACTGGTAAAACGTTGAAAGTGACAGTAAAGAATGAACAGTCAGAATATAACGGTAAGACCTATGATAACTTGAATATCAAGAAAATGGAACAGTCTGAATTGCCTCCTTATTCTGGAGCGATTACAGAGCCTGCTCAAAAACAAGACGATGATTTAGATTTACCATTCTAAGCCTATGGTTGGGATGGTAGATTATGCCCTTCATTATCAAAAACTAGGTTTCTCAGTCATCCCAATCGATAAGAAAAGTAAACGTGCAATCACTAAATTTAAAGATAAAACATTTACTCAGGATGAAATCAGAAGATTTTGGCATGAACAACCAGATGCAAATATTGCAGTAAGAACAACCGATTTCTTTGTGATTGATATTGATGTATCAGTCACAGAGAATGGTTATGAGTCTTTAAAAGAGTGGGAATTATCACAGTATATTCCTACTACCTTGACTGCTACAACCCCTAGTGGTGGGAAGCATATCTTTCTTAAAAAACCAAAAGGGGTTGAGTTAAGTCAAGATATTCGTGTGAAACCTGGTATTGATATCAAGGCAAACAAAAACAATTATGTATTAGTCGCACCAAGCAATAGTCCAAAAGGAAAATATGTTTGGGATAAAACAACAGATGTGATTGCTGAAGCACCAGAAGAAATAGTTGCAATCCTGCAAACATCCAAAAAAGCAAAAGAACCACTAAACTTCACAACAGATTACAGTCGAGGAGAATTTTCAAGTAAGACTGCAAAATTATTCGAGCAAGTCGTTTTCGGTCTAGGTGATAAAGGTGGTAGAAACAATGCTCTTGCCAGTTTTATTGGTGGTCTCTTAATGAGGGGAGTGGATGTAGATGCAGTCTATTTACTTGCAAAAATAGCAAATCACTATACTTCAGACAGCTTACCAATGGATGAAGTAGATAGAACATTTGAAAGCATGGTTAGAAAGGAGATGGATAGACGAGGTGGCAGTGAACATTGAAGCAGTGAAGCAAGAATACAAAAACAAAGTTATACCACACCCAGCGTTTATTGAAAAAGCGAACGACTGGAGAGAAATTCGCTTAGCTTGTCGAAATTATCGAGAGAATTGGCTTGAAAGTGTGAAGTGGAACGAAACACAGTATGGTACACGAGAAGAAAACAAGAATGCACCTACTCGTTTAACTGAATTAGCAGTAGCACAAGGGATGGAGCAGATTTTACATATCGTAAACCTACCAAATGAACGTGTGGCGATTTATGATCCAAATAACGGATATTATCACAAAGACCCTAGTTTTGCTTATAAAATCATTCGGTTACTAGAACCAAACTTTAGTGAAGCTAAGTCAAAGAACGTTCTCTTTATGCTTGCATCTACTCCAAGATTAAATCAACACGAAGGTTTTTCATGTGATTTCTCAATCGGTGCATATAAAGACCCTAAACGTTTCATCTTGGTAAAAAATGGCATTTATGACAAAAAAGAGAAAAAACTACAAGGGTTTACGCATGAGTTTGTAGCATTCTCAACTATTGGGACAGAATACGACCACTTTGCAAAATCCCCTGTAATAGACGGGTGGGATATTGATAGTTGGTTACTTGACCTTATGAGTGGAGATGAAGAACTCGTACAACTCATCTGGCAAGTTATCTCAGCTAGTCTTAATGGAAATTACTCTTACCGAAAATCAATCTGGTTTGTCGGTGAGGGGAATGACGGTAAGGGTACAGTACAACAACTCATTACTAATCTTGTTGGAATGAGGAACGTAGCAAGTTTAAAACTCAATCAATTTTCAGAACGTTTTGCATTATCGATGATTGAAGGTAAAACAGTGATCATTGGAGATGATGTCCAAGCTGGTATTTATGTAGATGAATCTTCAAACTTTAACTCAGTCGTGACTGGTGAGCCAGTCTTAGTCGAGAAAAAAAACAAACAACCTTATACAACTGTATTTAGAAAAACGGTTATCCAGTCTACAAACGAATTACCACGATTTAAAAACAAAACAAACGGAACATACAGACGGTTTGGAATTATACCTTTTAGAAAGTCGTTTTCAAGTAAAGAAGATAATTGGGCAATCAAAGATGATTACATCTATCGTGATGAAGTCTTGGAATATGTCTTGAAGAAAGCCCTTGAAATTTCATTCGATAGATTTATTGAACCTAAAGCATCACTTGAAGCCTTAGAAGATTTCAAAGAATCAAACGATACGGTCAAGGCATTCGTCAATGAATGGTTTGATAAATTTCAATCCACGCGCCTCCCTTCAAGGTTTTTGTGGTGGTTGTATCAGGAATGGTGCAGAGATGAAGGAGTTACAAAATTAACAAAACGTAAATTTGAAACTCAATTAGCAAAAAATATCCCTGCAAATTGGGTTAAGAAAAAAATAAGACCTTTAGGTCAATTCATCCCTTCAGTGGATGTACCGAAACACTATCTCGGATTTTCTTGGATGGATGATGAAAGCCAAATGGCTACATCAGGGTATGAACTAGTTACCGTTTACCGTTAAGTTACCGTATGTTTTTGTACTACGGTAACTAAACAAAACCCTTTTGTATCAATAGTTTAACTTATATTAGTTACTTTATTACCTTTCTATTCTATTGAAATAATAAAAAAATAAATAAATAAAATATATATAAAGAGAAAAGGTAATTGTAACGGTAACCTTGAGGTAAAAAAATAGTGAAAACCCTTGATATGACTGAGTTTTGTTGGTTACTTTTTTAAAAATAAAATGCGGTAACAAAAGGAGGTAATTTGAAATCAGAACAAGAAATACAAAATGAAATTAGAGTTGGATTGTCTAAAGCTGGTCACATGGTTTTTCGTACGAATGTAGGAAAAGTGAGAATGATGGATGGTCGTTGGTTTGATACTGGATTACCAAAAGGGCATCCAGACCTATATGGTTTTAGATCAGATGGACAGATTTTTTATATCGAAGTTAAAAACGAAAAAGGTCGTGTTCGACCAGAACAGAAAAAATTCATTGAAGTAGTTAAGGAGCGAGGCGCTAAGGCAGGAGTCGCTCGTAGTTTAGAAGAAGCACTGGAGATAGTAAATGAAAGTTGACGTACAATGTCCGTTTTGTGGAGAATGCTATATCAGAAAAGTAAATCCTGATAAAAGTTCTATTCTCTGTTATGTCTGTAGGAAAGCATTATTTCTGAAATATGTGACTGAGACAAAGGACGGTGTGAATGATAAAGGTATTGGACGGTTCGCACATGAACCGTTCGTCCACAATGAAGAAGTTGAAGAACTAAACGAGGTATTCGAATGAGTACAATTAATCAAGAGATAATAAAGGGTTTAAAACATTCAATCGAAGTAGCTGAAGAAAAGATTGAAGAATCGAAGAAACCAAGCTAGAAGTCGCTTGCACACTCACGAAGCGCAGAACGTGATTTTTGGAAGAAGAAGCTGAAAAGGTATCAAGAACAGTTGAAGGAGTTGGAAGATGAATAAAAAGGAATTGATTAAACAAATTAAAAAGTTATTTGTATTTGGTGTAAAAGATTACATCGAAAGAGATGAAGTCTTAGTTCTTGTCGAACAACTAGACGAACCCAAAAAAGTGAAAGTCCCGCAGTTCGTGGCTGATTGGTACGAAGAGCATAAAGACGATTTTGAAATCGCTCTATTTCGATGCATAGATCATATACCAAGTGTATACTATGAAGGAGATCTAAACGAATTTGAAGAATGGATCATTGACGGTGAAACCAAGCCTTTTCAAACGTTAGTCAATATGCACCAATTCGGCTACGAGGTCGAGAAAGAGAAGCGGTATTATATAAGATTTAAAGGAATGGAAAGTGGTGATTTTAATTACTTAAACTTTATCAGATTTCAAAACGCTTGGGTGTTATCGTCGGTAAAAACGGCAAAGGAATTTCGTACAGAACACACCAAAAAACAACTTCAAGAAGCTGGATTTGGCTGGGTGTTTGATTGTGAAGGTATTGAAATTGAGGAGGTAACAGAATGATAATATCAGATGAAGAATACCTAAAATTCATAGAAAACGGTCAAAAGTACGCTTTGGAAATCCTTAGAGAATATTTCAAAAACGATGATGAGGAGAAAAATGATGATGAGGAGGTAACGGAATGACAGTAGAACAATTCCTTCAATCGTTATCCTACCTTATGTGGACTTCATATTGGTCAGTAATTTTTTATAAGTTCTTTAAAAATAATAAAAATAATAAAGATTGAGGAGGTGGAGTGATGGGATCATTTGCACACTATTTTAACAAACACATTGCTAAAAAAATCGAATTAGATGATATCACAATTATTGATTATTATAGTCCAGAATATAATCGAATGTATAATCTAAGATATATTTTCGATAAGAAAAATTCATCATTAGCTATCACAGGGGATTTTGGAGAGCTGGTTGCAGTAAATTTTAACAATATGGGTAATTGGGAAGATTTCTATAAGGATTTCACAAATAACCCTGGATATTTTATCGAAAAAATCAAAGCATCTAGTCGAAATCTTTTTGTTTATGATGAAGATAAAGCTAAAAAAATTATTCTTGAGTGTTTCTTTGATAATAAGCGATATGAAGACTTAGACGAAGATGATCAATATTACTTTGATGAACTATTTGAATATTTCAATGATAGTTATGGATTCCAACACATTACTGATACTGTTCGAGAATTCCTGAGTGAACAAGATTCAGAATACTATGAGATTCTTGAAATCGCTGGTAAAAAAGTGTCTGAAATAGTATTTCTATATTTGGATGCTTATAAAAGAGCGTATGAATCAATAAAAAATGAAGAGGTGGAAGAATGATTCCAGAAGACCAATTTATTAGAGAGCTTATTGAAGACGAAGATATTATCTTCAATAAAGATAGTGATTATCATAAGCAGAGAAAAAAAGAAAAGAAGAATCCGATTTTTAAACGCAATAACCTGAAAAGGAAGGCCAAAAAATGAAAGACACACTAATTCGCTTCTTGCTTGCATGGTCGCTTATCGCTACTTGCTTGCTATTCATGCAACGTAGTCAGCTAGATAAACCCTTGCTAGTCTATCATGCTGATAGTAAGTATCAGATTACTGGCAAGGTTGAAGCTAAGAAGAAAATCGGAAAGTTATTCACTATCACGGTAAACGGGAACGTGTTCGTGGTTAGTGAAGAACGATATAAAAATATTGAAATTGGGGAAGAGGTAGAAATTTGAAATTTCTTGATCTATTCGCCGGCATCGGTGGATTTCGTCTTGGAATGGAGTCCGCCGGCCATGAATGTGTTGGATTTTGTGAAATAGACAAATATGCTAGAGTCAGTTATAAAGCGATACATAATACAGAAGGAGAAATAGAGTTACATGACATTACAAGAGTCACAGATGAGTCTATTCGAGGATTCGGAAGTGTGGACGTTATCTGTGGAGGATTTCCGTGCCAGGCTTTCAGCATTGCGGGACACAGACGAGGTTTTGAAGATACACGAGGAACTTTGTTCTTTGAAATCTGTAGGTTTGCATCTATTCTCAGACCTAAATATTTATTCCTTGAAAACGTCAGAGGATTGCTCAACCATGACGGGGGGCTACATTTGAAACCATCATTCGAACCTTGGACGGATTGGGGTATGATGTGGAATGGCAAGTGCTTAACAGCAAAAATTTTGGAGTCCCACAAAATCGGGAGCGTGTGTTCATTATCGGACATCTTAGAGGACAACGTACCAGAAACATTTTTCCTCTCAGCGGAGAAAGTCAGTCAACTAGTAACCAATCAGTCGTAAAAATTGGTAATGTAAACCCATCTGGTAGTGGCATGAATGGAGAAGTCTATCAGGCTAACGGTCTAGCTCCTACACTTACAACGAACAAGGGAGAAGGGCAAAAGATAGCTATACCTGTACTAACTCCTGACAGGGAAGAGAAGCGACAAAATGGGCGCAGATTTAAAACAGACGGAGAACCTATGTTTACGTTGACTGCTCAAGATAGGAACGGTGTGGTTGTAGGGAATGAAATCAAAAAGTATGGAACAATCGAGCCTAATTTCAATCAGAGTGGTGTTGTTTACGAAACAGACGGTATCGCACCAACAATCAGAGCATATCAAGGTGGAGGTCTTGAACCTAAAATCCGAGTTAAAGAAGCAACATCGCAAGGATATGCTGAAGCAGAAATTGGAGATAGTGTAAATCTATCTCATCCAAACTCTAAAACTCGCAGAGGTAGAGTTGGTAAACAGATAGCAAACACTCTTTTGACTGGAGAAAGTCAAGGGGTGGTTGAGCCTGATTTCAGAATTAGAAAACTGACACCTCGTGAGTGTTGGAGATTACAAGGTTTTCCAGACTGGGCATTTGATAAGGCTCAAGAGGTAAATAGCAACAGTCAATTATACAAACAAGCAGGCAATAGCGTGACAGTCAATGTTATTGCTGCAATAGCAAAAGAATTAAAATAAGAGGTAACACTATGAATTACAAAATTAAAATCAATGGAAAAGAAATTGAATATGGCGCACTAGTTGAAAAATCACGTTTTTCAGACGAAGAATGGTCTGCTATTTATGCAGAGATTGCACAAGAAAATTATCCAGAAATTTTTGAAAAAAGAAAATCGGATACTGCATTTATTGACACGCTTGGTGCTTTGACTTCACTAGAAGAACGATATGAAGCATTGCTAGAGCTACTGCCACAAGATCAATTCTCTCGCGCTGGAACACATCCAAAATGGGTAGCTGATGCAGTAGCAGAAAACACTCTGAACAAAGTGGATACACGATACGACGTGTTTGTTTTAATTGAACGATGCGAAACTCTAGAAGAGTTGAAGAACGAGCTGACAGAGTATTTTGATTTAGAAGAAATGTAGGGTAAAAAAATGAACACACTAGAAAATGTAAAACAATGGTTTATTGATCGTGACTTAGAAAACGGTGGACGACTAGACAAGCAGTCGCTCAAACTCAGTGAAGAATTTGGAGAGCTATGCGCTGGCTATCTCAAGAAGAATGAGAAAGTCATGAAAGACAGCATCGGAGACTGTGCAGTAGTGATTGTAGGTCTAGCCTTGCTCATCAAGGAAGATGTGAATCAGATTTTTGAAGAGTCTGATGGTTTACGAAAGAAAGAAATTCCGGAAACATTAATCTCAATCAATGCAAATATTAGTGAGTTTCAACTGTCTCAAGGATTTGCTAGTAAATTAATGTGCAGACACAATCTAGTACGCTGCATCGGATATCTGAAAAACCTTGGATATGATTTTGATGAGTGCTTTGAGTTAGCCTATCAAGAAATCAAAGACCGTAAAGGTCGCTGGATTGATGGTTCATTCGTGAAAGAGGAGGATTTGCCAGATGAACTACGAGCAAAGATTAAATGATAATCAGCGTAAACATTTTGCATTTATGCTAAAACAAAAACGTAAAGATAATAAGATTACTTTGGAAAAATTAGGAAATAAGCTAGGCTATTCAATTACAACAATTTCAAATTGGGAGAATTTAAAAGCCGTGCCTTATTTGTACAACGTTGAAGATGTAGCGACTTACTTCAACTTGCCTTTGAATATTTTAATCGGGGAGGGATGAATTGACAAGCATTGAGAAACGATTAAAACAATTGCCTTTTGATGATATTAAAATTAGATCATTGCATAATGAAATCGTCAAGCTTAACTCAGGAATAGTTAAAGGTCAGTCATTTAATGGTATGCCTAAATCGCCATCGATTGATAATCGAACTGAAGATATAAATATTCTAATAATCGATAGGACAAGAGAACTCTATGAGGAAATCAATAAAATTTATAAAGAACGTAAAAAAATAATCGATTGGATTGAGAGTTTAGAAGACCCTATTGAGAATATGGTCATGCGACTATTGTATATTGATGGCCTATCATGGAAAGAGGTGCAGATAGAACTCAGATGTAGTCGAAGCACTATCAAGAGAATAAGAAGAAGCGCTATTAAAAAATGGCACTGATGAACCCAAATGGCACTAATTAAGTGTTATTATGGTACTATCGAATAGACGGTACGAGATAACGTTGCACGGTGATTTGCCTCTTTAATTTGTTTTCTATCTTAGTTACCGTCTATTTGCTTTTGGGAATAACAGGTCTCTCACAGGAGAGATAAGGTTTTAGACCTTGCATAAGCGGATTAGTCGACATCGGCATGGATGCCAGTGGGTGCAAATCCCGCTATTCTCATGAGAGGTCTTAATGAAGTCACACATACGTGTGGCTTTTTTATGGCTTTAAAAAAAGGAGTGCGATGAAACCAAAGAGACTTACAATTCTAAACGGTAAGAGAACTGCTGTAGACTACGATAGCCGTAACGAGGAATACACGAATTACAATCGTACCCGTTGGAAGTATGATAAGGATGTGAAGAGGTTCTATAACTCATCAGTATGGAAGCGAACAAGTCAACAAGTCTTGCTTGAAGCTGACTATATTTGCGCGATGTGTGGAGATGAAGCTACAATGACCGACCACATCATCAGTGTGAAGCAAGACTGGTCGAAGCGATTAGATAGAAGTAATCTTCAAGCAAGTTGTAAGAAATGTAATGATAAAAAAGCAATTAAAGAGAAGTATTCTTATTGATTGTGCGGTAAATAATTAAAAACGTTATCAAAAAGCGAACGAAAATAGAATACAGAAGAGCGAATTGGTCGGAAGTACACTGCAAAATGTACGGAAATACCCCCTTTGATTTTAGACGGGGGTAGGTATTGTTCGGATTCTAGAACGCCGCCCTCTTCTGTACGAAAAATTCCGTTTTTGAAATTTTTGAACCCCCATAAAATCAGAAAGGAGGTGGTCGATTTGGGTCGAAAAATGAAGATAGTGGAAACTACTAAAAGTCATTTGACAAAAGAAGAAAAGATTGCAAGAAAAACCATACAAGAAAAGGCTTCTGACGGTTTGGAAGCATTGCAACTAACACCGCCAAAACATTTTGATGCAATCGCTAAAGCAGAATATAAACGAGTGATTGAAGATTTAAGAAAGCTACCCCTTAGAAATCTAGATCGTGCAGTTCTAGAAAGCTACTGCACATGGTATGCAGTCTATAAAGAAATATCCCGTGGATTGCAAAAAGAAGGGTATGTTTATGAAACAGATAATGGCAAAGTGTTACCGAACAAGATGTTGTATAGTTTGGAACGTGCTACAACAAACTTAATGAAAGCAGCATCACAATTGGGTATGACAGTGGATAGTCGCATGAAGTTATTCGTGCCACAAGTTGAAGAAAAGAAAGAGAGTATTTTCGATAAATTTGGTAGTTAGGAGGATAGATGATGAAGTATAGACCACGGTATCTGAAGAAAAAAAGTAATTACAAGTTGAATGAATTTTCAACTGATTGTGGACGAATTGCAATAAACGGAAAGCTATTAGATGGAGTAACGAGTTATAGTATTGATTGGAAATCTGGCGAGCTTGCTGAATTGACAATAAGCATGGTTGGTAAAATGAAATAATTTTTATATCAGAAGGGAATTCCCTCTCTTTTTATTTAAGGCTGTTGGTGTAGAGGTAACATGACAAGCTCCAACCTTGTAGTCGTGGGTTCGATTCCTACACAGTCTGTATTTTGGTAGTTAGGAGGTGAAACAATGGAAGATATAGCTTATCAATATGCTTCAAAAGTCGTGAATGGAGAAATCATAGCTAGTAAGAAAGTTATAAAAGCTTGCAAGCGCCATTTAAGAGATTTAAAGCGTATGGATGATGAAGACTTTCCGTATGTTTACTTACCTGACAAAGCAAAAAATCCAATAGATTTCATTGAAATGCTCCCCGATGTCAAAACAGGAAAACCATATCCGCTGGCAGATTTTCAAAAGTTTATTTTGAGTAGTCTGTATGGCTGGAGAAAGAAGTCTGATACATCTATCAGACGGTTTAAAAAAGCTTTAATCAGTTTAGCTAGAAAGAATGGTAAGACAATCTTAGTCGCAGGTATTGCCTTATATGAGTTTTTATTTGGTCGCAACCCTGCAATGAGTAGGCAGTTGTTTTGTACAGCGAATGACCGTTCACAAGCACGTATTGCCTACGATATGATCCGTAAGCAGTTGGATGCTTTACGAGTTCATAATGCAGATATCAGAAAAGCTACGAAGATAGTCAGAGATGAGCTTCGTAACTTGAATGATGAAAGCTATGTGCGTGCATTGAGTCGTGAAACTGGTGCAGTCGATGGTTTTGAACCGTATGTTGGTATCTTAGATGAGTTCGCGGCATCTAAAACTAATGAGATGATTGAGCTTCTCGAATCTGGTCAAGGTCAGTTGGATAATCCATTGATTTTGATTATCTCAACAGCTGGATTTGATTTAAACGTACCAATGCACACTATCGAGTATGCGTATATCGAAAAACTTCTCGATGAAGAAGTTGAAAATGATGAATACTTTGCATTCATTGCTGAACAAGATGATGAAGAGGAAATCAAAGATGAAAAGAACTGGATAAAATCAAATCCAATTCTTGAAGTCAAAGCGCTACGTAAAAAGATGATGGAGTACCTACGAAAACGTAGGAAGGTGGCACTTGAGACAGGAACAATAAATGAAATCCTAGTTAAAAACTACAACATGTGGCGACAATCCTCTGAAGAGTCTTACATGGATAAAGAGAGCTGGGCAAAAGCTAAGATTGATAAACCGAACACTAAAAAGCGTAGAGTTTGGTTAGGTGTCGATGTTGGTAGATCAAGTGACTTATTCTCTATCTCTCCGATGGTCATGATGGATGATTATTGGTATGCGGATAGCTTTTCTTTTGTGGCCACTAAATATGGCTTAATTGCAAAAGAAAAAAGAGATGGTGTTTCTTATACCAACTTGGAAAGAGTTGGTGAGTGTGAGATAACAACGCTTGAGAGTGGTGTAATCGATGATGAGCGCGTGCTTGAGAAAATCGAGGAGATGGTCTATCAAAACGAGTGGGAATTGCAAGGTATTTTCTTTGACCCTTATCAATTTGGTTCACTATTGACTATGATTGAAAAGCGACATCCAGAATGGCCACTAGTCCAGATACCACAAACCACCATGGTTTTGAATATGCCCACGAAACAGTTCCGTGATGATGTCCGTCAAGGAAAAATCAAGCATAGTGGCAATCAGTTGCTAACAATGGCAATCAATAATGCATATACCAGAGTTGATAATAACGGTATGAGGATTGATAAAAATAAAAATAGTAATAAAATCGACCCTCTGGATGCTCTGTTAGATGCTTATGCTGCTTGTTATTTAGAGTCATTCGATGGGAGTGGTTATTGGACTAATGAGAAAATCCTGGAAGGAGGTTCGCTATTTTGAAAATACTGGAACATATCCACACAATTTTGCTATTGATAGGTCTTGGATTTTTAATCTATGGCTTTTTCTTATTGAATCAAGTAGCAGGTTTTTTATGTAGTGGAACTATTTTAATATTATTAGCCTTGTATATCAGTAAAACAAGGGGGTGAATTAGAAAGGAGGTGAGGAAATAAATGACTTTTTTTCAATCTTTAGGTTCGTCAAAACTATCTTATGACGATTATATCTCTTCGGTAATCTCTGGAAATTCAAGTCCTGAATATACTGGTATATCTGCTTTAAAGAATAGCGATGTCTTGACTGCGGTATCTATTATTGCTGGGGATGTTGCTCGTTTTCCATTATTAAAAAAGGATTTAGTGGGTAATATCGAACAAGATGAAGATATGAATTATCTTTTAAATGTTAAATCCACAAGCAATACATCAGCAAGGCAGTGGAAATTTGCAATGACAGTCAATACTATCTTGACTGGTAATTCATTCTCTCGTATTCTACGTGATCCAATAAGTGGCAAGCCATTAGAATTTCAATTTTTTAGACCATCTGAAACAACTGTCGAAGAAACCAATGACCATGAATTGATTTACACTTTTCGTGACCGTCTAAATGGTAAGGAAATTGTATGTAAAGCAGAAGATGTCATCCATTGGAAATTTTTCAGCCATGATACCATTCTTGGTAGGTCTCCACTACTTTCCCTTGGAAATGAAATCAGCTTGCAAGATGGTGGATTGAATACCTTGATTAAGTTCTTTAGAGATGGTTTCTCAAGTGGAATTATCAAGCTTAAAGGTGCTCAATTAAACGGTGAAGCACGTAAGAAAGCCCGTATGGACTTTGAGAAAATGCGTGAAGGTTCAACTGGTGGTAGTCCTTTGGTATTTGATGATACACAGGAATACACTCCACTTGAAATTGATACGAATGTCTTGCAGTTGATTACATCTAATAACTTTTCTACTGCACAGATTGCTAAAGCTTTACGAGTTCCTAGTTTTAAGTTAGGAGTGAATAGTCCTAACCAATCTGTCGCACAGTTGACTGAAGACTATGTAACCAACGACCTTCCATTCTACTTTGATGCAATCACAAGTGAACTTGCTTTGAAAGTGTTTAGTGATGAAGAGCGTAGGAAGTATCGTGTTGACTTCGACACTCGTAGCGTGACTGGTAGAAATGTAGACGAGATTGTAAAACTTGTGAACAATCAAATCTTGACACCTAACCAAGCGTTGATTGAACTTGGTAAGGAACGTTCTACTGATCCAAACATGGACCGTTACCAGTCAAGTTTGAACTATGTCTTCTTAGATAAGAAAGAAGAGTATCAAACAATGAAAGGAGGTGAGACAAGGGATGCCAAAGAGAATCAAGATGAAAGGTCCACTGATTCCGAATAATAGCCAGGAAACCTACGACTACTTCGGTTTGGAAGCGGTCAGTGCAAAATCTATCACGGATGCTTTTCCAGAAGACAATAGTGACATCGTTTTGGAAGTTAATTCCAACGGTGGTCTTGTAACTGTTGGAAGTGAAATCTATACAGCTTTAAAAAGTTATCCAGGGAATGTGACTGTTGAAGTAACAGGAATGGCAGCAAGCGCTGCTAGTGTTGCAATCATGGGAGCTGATAAAGTGCTTATCAGTCCAACAGCACAGATTATGATTCACAAAGCGCTTTATGGATATGTATCTGGTAATAGTGATGACTTAGACAAAGCTTCTAATGCGTTAAAATCTAGCGACCAAGCTATTGTGAATGCGTATGTAGCTAAGACTGGATTGGAAGAATCAGTGATCATTGACATGATGAGAAACGAAACCTTCATGTCAGCTAGTGAAGCAGTCGAAAAAGGCTTCGCAGATGAAGTTATGACCTTTGATGATGTTGGTGCAGTTGCAAGTCTTGGAGATAGACTGTTACCACAAGCTGTTATTGACGACTTCTACGCTAACCGTAGCAAGCGTAAGTCAGAAATCCAAAACATGCTACGAGAAATCGAAAAAGAAGAATTACTCAGAGGGCTATAAGCTCTTTTTTTAATACCGTAAGGAGAAGAAAGAAAATATGTTTAAAGAAAAAATGAAAGAACTTAAAGCACAAATTGCAAATATTGGTGCTGAAATTGTTGCTAAGACAGATGAATTAAAATCTGTTTTAAATTCTGATGATCTTGAAAAAGCTCGTGAAATCCGTGCTGAAATCGACAACTTGAAATCACAAAAAGAAGAAGTGGAAAACAATTTGAAGACTTATGAAATCGCAGAAGAAGGCGCATTCGCAGGTATGAAAGTGTCAGTGGAAGCTCATGTAGTAAAAACAGACGGTAAAACTTACCGTGATTCTGTAAATGAATGGGTACGCACTAAAGGTGCCGTTGCTGATTCAAACTTGAAACTTGAAGGAAAAGACCTTCTTATCCCTATGAATGAAGCAGTAAATCCAACACAAGATGGATTGAAAAAAGCAAACACTGAAAAAGTAACTAGCAAGGAAATTGTTACTACTCCAATGCGTGAAGTTAAAACAGTCCTTGACCTTAAACAATTTGCTACTATTCACAAGGCTGCTAAAGGTGAAGGTTCATATCCTATCCTTAAACACGCTACATCTAAGATGGCAAGCGTAGAAGAATTGGAAAAGAACCCAGCGCTTGCTAAACCAGACTTTACTGATGTACCTTGGAAAGTAAAAACTTATCGTGGAGCTATCCCACTTTCACAAGAAGCTATTGACGATGCAGATGTTGACCTTCTTGCAATCGTAGCTGAAGCAGCTAACCAAATCAAAGTAAACACTACAAACGATGCAATCGGTGGTGTTTTGAAAACATTTGAAGCTAAAAATGCAACTGACTTGGATGCAATCAAAGCTATCTTGAATGTTGACCTTGACCCAGCTTACAACGTGTCATTCGTAGTTACACAAAGTTTCTATCAAAAACTTGACACTTTGAAAGATAAGAACGGTCGCTACTTGCTTCAAGATTCTATCGTTTCTGCATCAGGTAAAGCCTTCCTTGGTCATCCAGTATTTGTGGTTGCTGATACAGTTCTTGGTGAGGCTGGCGAAGCTAAAGCCTTTATCGGTGATGTACAACGTGCTGTACTCTTTGCTGACCGTCAAGAATTAGGTCTTCGCTGGACTGACAATGAAATCTACGGTCAATACTTGCAAGCAGTTGTACGCTTTGATGTTAAGAAAGCAGATGCTAAAGCTGGTTTCTTTGTAACTATGCCCTAATAACCCCCCAATTAGTGGGGGTGTCTCACGGTCAGCTGTAACTTTAGCAGTACCAACCGCAAGTAGCACCAAACAAGATATCATGTCTTATTTAGATAGCAAAGGAATTTCTTACTCAGCAACTCAAACCAAAGAGCAACTACTAGCCTTGATTGGAGGTTAGATTTATGGAAGCTAAAAAGAATGGTTTTCTTGAAGAAGTTAAGTTGTATTGTAAAATCGACTATGACTTCGAAGATGATTTATTGCTTGAGCTTATCGAGTCAGCAAAAGAACAGATTTGTTTTGCAATTGATAATGATTTAAGCCCAGAGGATTTAGTGGACTATGCTAAGTTCCGACTAGCTGTTAAAAAGCAAGTAAAAGAAGAGTACGAACATCGAGGGATGTCAGCAGATACCATGCGCTATCCATTGGCGAATGGAGTGCTAAACATTATCCATCAACTTAGAACACGGAGGGAAAGCTAATGCGAACACGCAACATGAATGTTCGCATTACTTTTTTTCAAAGAGTAGGTGGACAAAATGAAGATGGAGAAGTGCTAGACTTCGAAAGGAAGGACTTGTATACTTGCTGGGCAGAAGTGTCTAAAACATCTATTAAGGATTTTAGAGAAAGTGCGACTGTCACAAAAGCTGGTGGACTGGTAGAACATAAAGACACTAAAACATTCTTAATTCGTCATCTTACAAAACTTCCTTTTGACAATTCTTGCTATGTAGATTTTGATGGCAATGAATATCAAATCGTAGCCATCGAACGTGATCATGCAAGTAAGGAAATTGACTTGATTAAGGGAGTGATGTTGTCATGACAAAAGGATTAGACCTTTGCCTGAACAATCTCACTAAGTTAGAAGTTAAAGCACCTAAGGTAGCTCGTGAAGCAGTCACAATGGTTGCTGAAGAGTTTGAAAAAGAACTTGGAGCGAACACTCCAGTTTCTGATGAACCAACACCCACTCGATTGAAAGCAGATATAAAAATCAGTAATTTCAAAGGCCGTGGTGGGGCTCCTTCTAAAGATATCGGTTTTGGTCGTACTACTGGTTGGCGTGCTAGATATCCAAACAGCGGGACAATCTATCAGAAAGCACAGGATTTCGAGGAAAAGACTATCAATGCAGTCACTCCTCGCGCTAAAAAAATATATGAACAAAAAATAAGGGAGGTGCTAAAATAAATGATTGCTGAAACTGAAGCATACAAACTTTTGGTAGCAGATGAAAAGTTAAATCAACTGTTTAATGAGTTCAGAGGCAAGGAGTTTCCAGGATACAAACAAGGTATCTTTACTTATGATATTCCTGAAAAGCCTACAAACTTAAAACAAAAAGAGCTTGCTCCGTTTGCAAGAATTTATTTAACTTACGAAGCAGCTCACAAATACGCAGATGATAAAATCATCTCAATGGAACAACGTATCACAATCAACTTTTGGTGTAAGAACGCAAAACAAGCTGACCAAATCGCCAAAAGAATGGATACAATCTTAGAAAGTAGTGGATTTGAACGCTACACAGCAAATGAGAAACCTCGATACATGGATGACGATATTGGACTGTTGATGAATGTCCGAAAATATCGTCTTTTTGATTGGAGTGATCTCGAAGAAATGAAAGGAAAATAAATAAATGTCTAAAGTTAAATTTGGTTTACGTGGTTTTGAATATGGGGTTTTGAATGATAAAAACCTTGTCCCAGAAGAAACTAAAAAAATCCCTGGTTTGAAATCAGCAAAATTGGATATCACAAATGAATTGAACACTATCACAGCAGATGATGGGCCATACGTAGTATTGTCTTCTGGTATCACTGGAACAACTCTTGAAGTATCATGGTTGGATTTGGGTAGTGATGCTCGTAAGGACTTCTACGGTATTACTGTTGAAAATGGTGTTGAAAAATACAATAAGAAGATGACTCCAAACGATATCGCTTGCTTGTTCCGTACAACTGGCGATGACGGTAAAGGTATCTGGGTTGGTCTTCTTAAAGGTAAGTTCTCTCTTCCAGGAATGGATTTGGAAACTAAAGATGGTTCACCAGAACCTAAGAACGATACTGTATCTGGTAGCTTTGTGGCTCGTGGAGATGATGATGAAGGTCTTGTAATTGTAGTTGGTCGTGAAGACAACCCACAATTCCAAGAAATTGAATTCCGTAAATTAGTCTTCCCAAAGTCTTAAGCGGTACTAGTTCTGAAAGAACAGTAACCGCTGAATCAGGCGCAGTAAGACAAGAAGCATAAGAACAGGCTTGGTTATTCCAAGCCTTTATTTTTTAAAGGAGTTAATAATGTTTGAAATTAAATTTAAAAAAGCAGGTGTGTTGAAGGAATTTTCTAAAGACTACGTAAACGTAGAAGACAACCTGTTGGCTTTGGAACACCAGGTTCGACAAACTTCATTGTATGAAAACAAGGAAGATTTGCTAAATCCTGCTAAACATCGTGAGTTGAATGAAGCATATCTTGAAATGTTTGTAAAAATGTACGGTGAGCAGTTTGATACAGATGACTTAAAGGGTGCAAGTGTTGAAACGCTTGAAACATTGAATGATCTATATCTTGCAGCCCTCGGTGGAAAACAAGAAGAAAAAGAGACCGCCAAGGGAAAAAAGAAGAAAAAGGGTTAAGCCCTAAAGAAACTCAAAATAATTTATTAGTTTGGGTTCAATCATTAATGAGTCAAGGATATACAATCCATGATATTAAAAGAATGCGCTTATCAGATTTTGATTTGATGGTGCAGGCTTTAGAAACAAAAGAAAGCCAAGAGGAAGAAGAAACAACCCTTGACAAGGCCTTCCCATTCCTTTTTGGATAGAAAGGAGAATGAATGGCAAGTAATATTGGTGAATTAGTCGCCACTGCAACCTTAGATGTCGCTCCTTTTCAGTCGAATGTCGGGAGGTTGAAAACCTATTTAAAAGGTGTCGATAATTCCCTAAAAGCGATGGAAAACAACTTTAAAGGTGCTGGAAAAAATGTCAGTAACTTAAAAGGACTTTTATCGCAAACTGGTTCAGCTCTAAGCTCTTACCAAAAAGTATTGAGTTCACAGAGCGAACGATATAACCAATTAAAAGCTAGTATAGGAGATGTTTCAACTGCCACTGCTGAACAAAAGCAAAAGCTAGTTGAAGCAAGTGCTAGTATGACAGCAACTGCTGCTAAAGTAGCTGAATTACAAAATCGATATGAACAGTTAGCTAGTTCCATGAGAAAAGCTTATATCGATGATAGTGCCTTCACTAAATTTGGTAACAGTGCACGGGAAGTCGGTGAAAAGTTTAGCAAAGTTGGTAAAGAAATTTCTGGTTTTGGTTCTGCTTTGACTCGTGGGGTTACTGCCCCGATTGTAGCAGGTGCTGGTCTTGTAGTGAAAGCAGCAATCGACTATGAATCTGCATTTGCTGGGGTTAAAAAGACAGTAGATGAAACAGCAACAGTATCATATCAAAAACTATCAGACGGTATTCGTCAAATGGCTAAAGAATTGCCAGCTAGCGCAGTTCAAATCGCAAATGTAGCAGAAGTAGCAGGACAGCTTGGTATTAAGGCGGATGATATCCTTGCATTCTCACGTACTATGATTGATATGGGAGAGTCAACCAACTTGAGTGCTGAAGATGCTGCAACTGCAATCGCTAAGATTGCAAACATTTTAGGATTGACATCGGACGAATATTCTCGATTCGGTGCATCTGTTGTAGACCTCGGTAATAATTTTGCTACAACCGAAAAAGACATTGTAGAGATGTCTAATCGTTTAGCAGCAGGTGGTAAACTAGCTGGACTAACTGCTCCAGAAATCTTAGGTCTAGCAACTGCCATGAGTAGTGTAGGGATTGAAGCAGAAGCAGGTGGTACTGCCATGACTCAAACTCTTACTGCTATCGGTAATGCAGTTTCATTGACTACTAAGGACTCAGCAGATGATCTAGCATTGATTGCTAAAGTAGCAGGAACAACATCAGAAGAATTCCAGAAAGCATGGAAAGAAAAGCCTGCTGAAGCTTTACAATCATTTATCAAAGGCCTTAACACAGCGCATGAAAAAGGCGCAAATATGGATGCTATTCTGATGAAATTAGGCATGACAGGTGTTAGACAAGGAAATATGCTTAAATCCTTAGCTTTATCATCAGATAAAATGAGTGCAGCAGTCGCACGTTCTAACCAAGCCTGGAAAGAAAATACCGCCTTAACCAATGAAGCAAATAAACGTTATGAGACTACTGAGTCTCAGTTGAAGATGTTTAGAAATCAACTAACAGATATCGCTATTGAATTCGGAGGTCCACTTATCAAGGCTCTTAGAAGTGGTCTCGATGCAGTCAAACCATGGATAAGCAATCTTGCTGATTTAGCTAAAAAGTTCAGTTCATTATCAACAGAACAACAACAAAATATCATTAAGTGGGGTTTGATGGCGGCTGCTTTAGGTCCTGCTTTGAAATTGTTAGGTAGTGGTGTATCTGTTATTGGTGGAACTGTTAAGGCAATAGGCGGACTTTCAAAAGGTATCGGTGTTTTAAGTGGTTCAGTAAAATTCCTTGGAAACTTATCAGGGGTAACAAGTGGATTGAGTGCCGTCGCTGGTTCAGCTGGAGCAGTAGAAACTGCAGTAGCAGGAGCAAGTGCAGGAACTGGTTTGCTAGGTAGTGCATTAGGATTTTTGGTAAGTCCGATTGGTTTAGCTACTGTCGCTTTAGTTGGTGCAACTGCAGCAGCAGTCTATTTCTCAAAAAAAGCCTATGAAGCAAGACAACGTGCACAAGAATGGGGCACAAGTGTCAGCGAGGAACAAGCTGGTCAACTTCAAAACTTTAAAGATAAGGTTGACGAAGCAAACCAAGCTATGACAGTCTTTGGGTCTAGCGCAGATGGAATTGATAAAGTTACAACTGCAGTCCAAAAACTTGCAACTGAAATCCAGAAGTTAGCTGATGAAAACTTAGCTAAAGACATCGACATGGCTCATAAGTTAGGTTTGAGCGAAGAAACAATCCAACAAATAACCAGTCATGCAGACCAGATGAAAAATAACGTTCAGCAAATGTCTGATGAAGTTATTCAGATTTATCAGAACGCTGCAAACAACCATCGGAAGCTTTCTGAGGAAGAAAAAGCGATTGTGCTATCTAATCAGAATGAATTGATTAACACTCAATTACAGTTGATGGAATATTCTGGTGAAGAGCGCATCAACATGATTAAAGCTTTCAATGGTCAAGCCGATGAATTAAATACAGAGCAACTTAAAAAAGCTACTGAATTAACTGAAAAATGGGCGAAAGACGAACAAGCATCTTACAAGGAACGTTTGGACGGATACAAGAAGCTCATGGATCAAATCAAAGGCGAGGATGAAAAATCCGTTAAGGCTCGCGCTGAGATTAAAACTAAAATGGAACAGTTGGAAGCAGAGCATACTGCTAAAATGGAAGCGTATAGTCTAAAATGGAATGATTTACAAGGTAGACTTTTGAAAACCTTGAAAGTTAGTCCAGAAGCATTAACAGGTATCATGAATCAGCTCAAATCACGCGCTGAAGAAATGGGATTAACCTACGATGAAATGGCTATCAAGTTCCAGAATACTTTCTCGAAAGTACAAGAAGGCCATAGCATGTGGGCACAAACTGCTAAAGATGCGACTGAATCGATGAAGCTTGCAAATACTCAATGGAATGCAATGGTTTGGGATGAAAAGACTGGTCAATTAAAGACCAATGCAGTCGAGGAAGTCCAAAAAGCCCTTGAAGCAGAGGGCGGATGGGAATCTATGCAATTCATTCTTAAAGAAGCAAACCTTGAAACAAATGCACGCTTAACGATTGGTGAAGCTTTGGTAGCAAATGGCCAGTGGGAGAAATTATCTCCAGAAGAGAAAAAGCTGATTGTGAATGAAAAACCAGCTGTCCAAGCTATCTTAGATAGCAAAGAGACACTAGCACAATGGAATGCACTACCTTCTGAAATAAAAGAAATCCTTGGTAAAAACGAAAGCTTCTTGAGTACTGCAGAAGGTGCTAAACAGGCATTGACACAATGGAATCTAATGACACCAAGTGAAAAAGCTTTGACTGTTAAGGATTTAGCTAGTGACGATGTTAAGGTAGTTCAAGGTCGCATTGATATGATGACTGGAAAACAGTTACCTATTGAAGCAATCGACAACACGGCAAGTACCGTTGAATCTGTATTGTACGGTGTTAACTCTATTCAACAAACTAGTCCAATTGATATCAATGCTATTGATCAAACAAGCGGACAATCTGCATCTGCCTATGCAGGAGTTAATGCAGTTAAACAAGATGCTCCAATTGACATTAACGCTGCTAACAGAACACAGGGTGAAGCTTCAGCTGCAGGATATTCAATAAACTCAGTTAAACAAAATTATCCTATTGGAATCAATGCTCAAAACAACACAGGTGGCACGATCAATAGTGTGTGGTCATCATTAAGCGCTTTGCCATCGTTTAAATTTATCGATATCATTACTAGGCATTTCACTGAACGACACGCAAAAGGTACGGACAATCACCCAGGAGGTCTTGCAACAGTCAACGACCAACGTGGTACGCTCTATAAAGAGTTGGTAACATTACCAGACGGTACTTCCTTCATTCCAGAAGGTCGTAACGTAGTATTACCACTTCCTCCTGGTTCAAAAGTCATGCGAGCTGGTAAAACTCGTAGCTTGATGAATCGTTTGGGTATTCCAAACTATGAAAAAGGTATCGGTTTTGAAGATACGAAAATCTCACATTTAAGTAGACGGATTCAGAGTGTTAACATTCGAAATAGTCAGCGTGGCCATCAGAGTGCTGCTTCTACTGTTGATAGTTATGGAAATAGTCAAGCAGTAGTGTCTGAATTAGTTAGTTTAAAAGAAAGCGTAGAAAACTTACTTGGTAGATTGCTTGATAAAGATTTCAATACTTATCTAGACGGTCAAGTTATCGCAGAAAATTCTTATCAATATCAAGGTCATATCATGAGAAGGGAGGGTATTTAATGTCAAATTATTTAAAGGTCAATGATTTTGCAACATCTAGTTTAAGAAATTGTGTAATTGTAGACTTTGGAACTATCCGTTCTGCCACTCCTCGTTTCTCTGAGCAGTTAAAACCTTTTGGTATGAATGGTAGCTATAATCAAGAAGAAGGTGCTTATGAGAGTTACGAACGAACCATTCGTATTTTCTTTGAGCGCTTTTCTGATTTAGCAACTTTGATTGAAAAATTCAAGGCAGTAGGAAATCAGTTAGAGTTCAGTAATCAACCTGATTCAGTTTTCTATGCTGATTTATTAGACACAGAAATCACTCCAAAAGGTATGTATGGTTGGGAACTATCTGTAAAACTAGACGTGCAACCGTTCCGATATCAAAAAACAAGTACACCAGTTGTGTTAACAAGTGCTGGAACGATTGACAATATTGGTACGGTCTATTCAGAGCCTATCATTGATATTGAAGGTAGTGGTGATGTATCACTTACTATTGGTCGTAAGACTATGTATCTGACCGTTAACACGAAAGCTACGATTGATTGCAGGCATGGCAAACAGAATATCTACAATGCTAGTGGAGTAGTTCAAAACACTCTCAGAAAGCGTGGTGGGTTCTTTGAAATCCCTGTTGGTCGAAGTGGTGTTACATTCACAGGGGATATCCGTAAGGTGACAATTAAACCAAATTGGAGGTATAAAGTATGATTTATTTAACTGAAGGAAACATACCTCTTAATGCTGCCTACGACGATGATATCGTACAGGAAGCGAATAGCACCTACCAATTAACCTTTAAATTCCCTACAAATGATATCTTGTGGCAAAGACTGAGAGAAGAAAAATTCTTGACCGCTGATGATCTACACGGTGAACAAGATTTTGTGATTTTTGAAGTCGAGAAAAAGCATGGATATATTCAAGTCTATGCAAACCAAGTCATGACAATGTTAAATCACTACGTTGTCAATCCAATGTCTTTGGATAGAGCTACTGGTTCAACTACTTTGAGTCAATTTGCTGGGAGCATCACTCGTAGCAATCCATTTTCATTTTTTTCAGATATCGACGATAGACACACCTTTAACATCGATAGCAAAACAGCTATGGAAGCTTTGACAAAGGATAAACATTCTATTGTCGGTTTGTGGGGTGGTGATTTAGTCCGACATGGCTACCAAGTACGATTATTGAAAAATGGCGGTTCAGAAAATGAATCGCTTTTTATGTATAAGAAAAACCTGTCTAACTATGAGCATAAAACATCTACTAAAACTTTAAGAACTCGCATCACCTTCATCACAACCATACGTGGTGAGGGAGAAAATCCAGTCGATAAACACTATAAAGTGGTTGTCGATAGTCCACTGATTAACAAATACAGTCAGATTTATGAAGATGTTGTCGAAGTGAACGACCAGGACGTTAAGGATGAAGCGAGCCTTAGAAAGTATGGCGAGCAGTATTTCAGAACAACCTTGTGCGATATGCTCGAAGATAGCATTGAGATTGACGTTATCGGTCAGAGTGATGTTCCTGTTCAGATGTTTGATGTCGTGGGTGTTTATCACGAATACTACGATTTAGACGTGAGAAAGAAAATCACTAAGTACACCTACTCCCCAATGGCTAAGAAATTAAAATCTATTGGTTTCGGTCAGTTTCAATCAGGTCTTGCAAGTGCAATCGGTAATGTAGTAAGCGATGCAATCAAGGAAGAGACACACATTTTTGAAACACGATTAAACAAAGAAATCGAGAACGCTGATTTAGCATTCGATAGAAAAGTCAAGGATATCAAAGATGAACTCACAGACGGCATCGAACAAGCCAAAGCCAAAGCAGAAGAAAACAAGCGTGCTCTATCCGATGAAATCGACAATCGTTTTTCAGGTTTCGATAGCAGCATGAACGAGAAACTTGAAGACCAACGAACAAAAATCGAAGAGATTCGTGCGATTGGTTCAACAGTTACTCAAACCGCTGAAGAAGCTTTAGAAGAAGCTAGAAACGCTCTTGAGTCCGCTAATACTTCTAAAGGTTTGTCTGATTCCAACTTTGCCAAAATCGAGCAGATAACAGACAGAATCAAAACACTTGTGACTAAACAAGAGGTTGACCCTCTGACAGATAGGTTGAGAATTGCTGAAAGCAGAATCGAAGTTCAAGCTGGCCAGATTATTGAGAAATTGTCTCGTACCGATTTTGACAGATTGGCCAATGACAAAGGTTTTCAAAATGCTACTCAAGTCCAGAATATTGTCAAGAATTCTGTCGACGGATTCCAAAGAACCATCTCACGTATTGAAACCAAACTGAGAGATATTATTAGAAATGATAACCTCTTGCAAAATTCGTCCATCATTCCAGCGGGGGACTCCTTGAACGGAACTTGGGGATTGTATTTGTCAGGTGGTAACGGTCGGACAGATGTTATCGAATTAAGAGATGCACCGCATACCGCTATCAAGAAGGCTATTCGTATTGTAGGAAACACGAACGGTGGAAATAAAGATATCGGTCAAAAAGTTAATTTGGTTGTTGGCGAAAAATACACAATGTCGTGCTGGGCGAGAGTATCTAGCAATAGTACGAGTCAGAATGTCAATTTGTTGATGCGTGCATGGACTACAAATGATAATAATCGTAGATTATTCAAATCTATCTCGAACAAAGATTGGGTTAGATATCAATTCACATTCACAGCAGATACAGTATCTAACTCAATACAATTTGGTCAAAGTGGAAATGGTAGTCTTGAAATCTGCGGTATGAAACTTGAACACTCTGACCGCATGACTGACTACGATGTTAACACTTCTGAAATCGTTAGCGTCGCTGATTTCAACGATGTAGTTGATACAGTTAAGAGCCACACACAGACTATCCAGAGACAGAATGAGTCTATTTCACAAGTCATTCAGACTGCTGATGGATTGGTTAACCGTGTATCTAATTTTTTGGAAGATTTTAACCTTGTATATGATCCAACGAATTTTAGCAAGTGGGCCAAGAAACAAGCTGAAGCAAATGTAATCGAAGTTCAGGCTGGCACTAGATTGCTACGAATTACCACTACTGGTAAAAACCAAGCAGTCTATCACGGTTTCGCATTGCCACTTAATACCTCAACCTTTACAAAGGGAGAGAAGCTCAGCTATCGCATGGAAGTATGGGTGGATGTCTTACCAGATGGACCTCTAGGAATTGAGCTATGGGCTTCTGACGGTGGACTTGCATCTGATAGAGTCTATCTCACAAAAACAGGAACTCAAATCATCACAGGTACGATGACGGTCCAGAAATCATCGACTAAAACAAGAGAATTCCCTCTCGAAATTTGGTTAATGAAAAACGGGCAAGTTGCCATCGGTCAGGTATCGCTTATTAGAGGTGACAAACCTCCTAAACGCTTCAGCGATAACACATCTACACAGGATGTTGTCACACAAACTCAAGTATCACAGCTACGTGACTCGTACGCTATCCAAACCCTTACTGGACCTGGAGCGATATCTTCTCAAATCAATCTGAATAGCAATAACATTCTGATTGAAGCTGCTAAAATTCGTCTAAAAGGTAGAACACTTCTAGATGAAATCACAGCCATTGACGGTTATTTCAAGCGTTTGTTTGTTGGTGATGCCAGAATAGGAACTTTGAACACTGATATCATTCGCTCGAATTCGATTGCAGCAGACAAGTTGATATTTGATACTGCTTTAGCGAAGAAGCTTGTATCTAGTGATGTATTCACTGATACGCTTGCTGCTAAAATAGCATTCATCAACAAGCTTCGTTCTGTCGTAGTCACTGCGACCTTTCTAGAAGGTTTTCAAGGTAAAATTGGAGGCTTCAGATTTGGTAAATATGCAAATAGAAATGGATATTTCATAACAGGAATTAACTCTGTTAGTATTGGGATGGGTAACGGAACGAATGCTGGCGTTCATCGGAATGCATTTTGGGCAAATTGGGGTGAAAGTTTAGACACCCCTGGCCCCAAAGCCTGGTATGTCAATACAGACGGTACGATGTACTGTAGAAATGAAGCATCTTTTTATTCGAAAGTGGATTTCGCAAGCACATCAAGGGTTAACTTTTACTCAAGAGTAAATGCAGAAAAAGGTCTATGGTTAGCTTCTGATGATGTTTTAGGCGAAGGGGATAATCCCGTCGGTGGATACAATCGAGTTGTTTGGTGGAGCCAAATTGTTACCGGAAATTTTAGACAACACGCTGGAATCACAACTGCTTCTGATAGGAAGTTGAAAGAGAATATTGAGCCTACACCCGTCCAGGCTCTGGATAAAATAACTGCTTTGAATTTAGTGGCCTTTGACTACATTAAGGATAAGACTCATGAAGAAATCGGTTTGATAGCGCAGGAAGTGTTAAATATTATCCCTAGTTCTGTAGAGAAATACGAGGGCGAGGATAATCACTTAACAATCAATTACTCAAAGTTCGTACCTTATTTAATTAAGGCTATTCAGGAATTAAACCAAAAAGTAGAAAGGTTGGAAACAACAACATGAACGAACAAGACAAGCAGATTAGTAGTCTGACGATTAAATCACTAGCTGAACGACTCAACAACGAAGCTACTCAATCAGCTACACTAGAAGCTCTTTACACAGTTACAGCGATGGAACTTGAGCAGATGAAACGAATCATCGAATCAGATGAAGAACTTAAAGCAAAATTTGAAGAAGTGAAAGGACAAACAAAATGACAGTAAACAACTACACACTCGCAACTAAACCTTATACTCGTGGATTTGGTGACAAAACTACAACCGTTGTAGAAATCCGTTTGCAAGACGGAAATCGCTACACAACCAACCAACGCGAATTGGCTGGTGATCGCACACAAGACCAAGAAGACGTGCTCATTCAAGCAGTATTGGATATGGTGAAATCTGAATTGGATCCAGCGAATGCAATCGTTAAGACTCAGCAAGATTTGGAATCAACCAAGACCAAGCAGGATGAATTGCAAAAACTTATCAAAGCTCAACAAGAAGCAAACACAATCACTCAACGCATGATTAAGGTCATGGTTGTCAATTCGGTTATGAGTGAAAATATCACTTATGGAACTGTCTATAGAGACCTTGTGAGCCTGTTGCCTTCAATGAAAATTGGAACAACATATTTTGAAGATGACTTGGTTACAATCACAGACCCTGAATACGTTGAGAAAAACGGTGAAGGTAATAACGTTATCGTTCAAATCAACCGTGAATTTGAATACACTGGTCAAACTATCAAAGAACTTGAAGGCGACTTGTCACGGAATGGAGTGCTTGCAGTATGGCGCTGGATTGCTCCAAAAGCTGACACGATTTAGAGGTAGCTTATGCAAGATTTTGTGTGGAGTGAACTAATCGGTCATCTTAAAAGCCTATCTCACAGTCCATACATTCATATCTTCTTTTGGTTGATGGTTCTAGACATCGTTACAGGCTATGTAAAAGCATTTAAAACAAAGCGTTTTGATAGCAAAATTGGAACAATGGGATTGATTCGTCATTTTGTTGTATTCGTGGTCATCATGCTTGTAGCGATGTATTCAAGGGCGCTGGGAGTCAGAACATTCGGTATTGGTTGGACAATGTTCTTTATTATCAATTATCTCGGTTCTGTTTTAGAGAATTGGGAAAGTATCGGATGGGCATTTCCAGAGTTCTTAAAACCATACATTAACCAAATCAAGAAGGATAATGCTAAGAAATTAGGACAATTATTAGTTAACGTTGACCAAAAAGACAAAGTAGAAATCGAAATAAAGGAGAAAGAAAATGAATAAAATCAACTGGAAATTACGTTTGCAAAACAAGGTTACTCTTATCGCACTTTTGGGAGCAATCTTTTTGATGGCGCAACAATTCGGTTTTGAAGTGCCACAGAATATTCAGGCAGGTGTGAACACATTTGTTTCTATCCTCGTATTGCTCGGTGTGGTTAATGATCCAACAACTGCTGGATTGACTGACAGTGAACGAGCGCTCGAATATTATGAGCCAAACAAAGACTAATCAATTCGAGAACCCTTTGGGGTTCTCTTTCTTTTTGAAGAAAGGAGGTAGCGCTTGAAAAAGGTTATTGAGAAAAAATTAACCGTTTCAACCAACAATCGAGATGTAGATAGACTTTATCAAGAATTTTATAGCAAAGATAAAGGTATTGCTGAGTTTAAATTCACACTTGATGAATTGACCGCTACTAAGGTTATCTGCTTATTCTATTTCAAGGGCACCAAGCGATACCAGGAAGTAGACGCAGCAATCGAAGATAATTCGTTTACGGTTCAATTTGATACATCATTAATCACTACGGATGAATCTGTTATTGGATATATCTACTTCGAGAAGGTAGAGCAGTCAGCAGATGTGTATAGCTTCTTATTTAACGTTCATGTGAGTGAAATTGACAAGGCAGTTAAGAAACCACTTGTCGAACGTGAATCAGGGCGAATTGTTAACGTCAATGATATTGTGACTAAGGCAGAATTGGATGCGCTTTTTGAAAAAATTAAAGCACAAGGCGGCACGTATGACGACAGCAATATTCGTAGTGAAATAAGCCATATTTCTGCTGATATTGAAGCCTTAAAGGCCAAGCCTGACAATGACACCATCTATAATGACAAGCCACTTGTAGAGCGTGTAGTGGCTTTAGAGAATAAGCCTAATATTGACACAAGTCAGTTTGCAACTAAGCAAGAATTGCAGAATGTTGCTCTCTCTCAAGGTCCAAAAGGCGACAAGGGAGAACCTGGTCCTATCGGCCCTCAAGGTGAGCGTGGACCTCAAGGTGCAACAGGCGAAACTGGACCAAGAGGAGCGGACGGTTTACAAGGTATTCAAGGCGAGCGTGGGCAAGACGGACAACCTGGTCCTCGTGGAGAACGAGGGGAACAAGGACCTGCTGGCTTACCTGGACCAGTCGGACCTCAAGGACCTATTGGTTTAACTGGTCCTAAAGGTGAAAACGGTCGTGATGGTGTAGGCATTCCTCAAAGAATCAGCATCAATGGGAATATCGTGTCACTTTCAGATGGTGGTGGAAGTATTATCTTACCAGCTTCCAGTCAAAATGCTTCAACTTCGTCTAGTGAGCTTACCGGTACTGGCATGCCTAACGGAAAAGTTGCTGCACCAGTCGGAACTACTTACGTTGATACGGCGGTTACAAATGGCGCTTTGAAGTGGATAAAGCGAACCGGAAACCACAATCAAGGATGGGAAGTCTTGACGGGCGACACGGGTTGGCGAACGCTGAATATTGTTTCAAAACTAGGCGCATCTTATCTGAAAGTGCGTCGTAAAAATGACACTGTCATGTATCAATTTGGCGGTCTTACTTGGGGTTGGTTCGGTATCGTAAGGCGTGGTGGTCCTGGATATGTCCTACAACCGTCTGACCGAGAAAGAAACTGTTTCATTCTAGGTTTAGGTGGAATCCCTCAAGGCTTCCGTTCAGAGTTTAGCTTGATTGGTGGTATTTACAATGACAAGGGAACGCCATATGGTACTTGGTACTTGGGAGGTTATGGAGATAGCAATATGCTACGTTTCCAATTTACTGACCCTGTCCCGACCGATAGGGACATCGGGGACATTCGTGTAAGTTCTATCTCGTACTTAACGAGCGAGCCTTGGCCTACAACATTGCCATAAAAGAAAGGAAAAATAAACAAATGAAAAAAAACGACTTATTTATCGACGTATCTAGCCATAATGGATACGATATTACAGGTATTTTGAATGACATGGGTACACAGAATACTATTATCAAAATTTCAGAAAGCACAACCTACATCAATCCATGCTTGAGCGCTCAAATTGAGCAGTCAAACCCCGTAGGATTCTATCATTTTGCTTGGTTCGGTGGAGATGTAGAAGAAGCAGAAAGAGAAGCACGCTATTTCCTTGCTAACGTTCCTACACAAGTCCCTTACTTGGTACTTGACTATGAAGACCACGCAAGTGGAGACAGACAAGCTAATACTGACGCTTGTCTACGCTTTATGCAGATTCTTGCTGACGCTGGATATAAACCGATTTATTATAGTTACAAGCCGTTCACGCTTAATAATATTGACTATCAGCAAATCCTTGCAGAGTTCCCAAATAGTCTTTGGATTGCTGGGTATGGCTTAAATGATGGAAACGCTGATTTTGAATACTTCCCATCTATGGATGGTATTCGCTGGTGGCAATACTCTTCAAATCCTTACGACAAGAACATTGTTTTACTAGATGATGAAGAAAATGATAATGTAATCAGTAAAGACGCTCTAAAAAGCCTTAATACTGTGGCTAACGAGGTCCTTCAAGGTCTTTGGGGGAACGGACAAGAACGTTTCGACAGATTATCCAATGCGGGATATAATGCACAAGCCATTCAAGATAGAGTTAACGCTATTTTAAATGACGAAACACCAAGCAACAGTGCTGGTTCAGACCTTGACAGCGTAGCGCAAGAAGTATTACAAGGCTTGTGGGGGAACGGTCAAGAGCGTTTCAATAGACTAACTGATGCAGGTTATGATGCCGAAGAGGTCCAAGACAAAGTAAATAGCCTTTTAGGCGGCGAAGACACCGTGGATCTTAATACCGTAGCTAACGAGGTCATTCAAGGCCTTTGGGGTAATGGGCAAGAACGATATGATAATTTATCGAGAGCTGGTTATGACGCGCAAGCCATTCAAGATAGAGTTAACGAATTGCTATAATTGAAAAATCTATATAAAATCAAAATTTAATTACACTTGACCGCTGGCTTATGCTAGCGGTTTTTTTGTTTGTTCGAAATAAAAAAGCAGTGACCGAAATCACTGCTTATCAGCTGTAGCAAATTCATAAAGTTTTTCTGCTGTGAGAAGGGCCATTTT